CTTATCTTAAGCCCCCCTAGACATGGAAAGACAGAACTGTTAATACATTTTGCTGTGTATCAGATATGCAAGAATCCAAACACACGTATTATGTGGGTAGGTGGGAACGAAGATATAGCTAAGAATGCCCTTAGCGCAGTCCTAGACGTGCTTGACACAAACGAAGAACTCAGAGATGCATATTGTATGCCAGGAACATCTTTTAAGCCAGATAACCGTTCTGGTAAGAACTGGTCACAGAATCAATTTACTGTAGGTACTCGTACAGTTGCAGGTATTAAGTCACCGACAATGGTAGCTGTAGGTAAGGGTGGAAAGATTCTATCACGTGACTGTGACATAATTATTGCTGATGACATTGAGGACCATCAAACTACTATGCAACCAGGTGCAAGAGAAAGTACTAGACAATGGTGGACTACAACACTGTCAAGTCGTAAAGAGGAACACACAGCTGTAATTGTAATTGGGTCAAGACAACACCCTGATGATTTATATAATCATTTACTTGAATCAGACAACTTTACTAGCATTGTAGAAACTGCACACAAATTAGATTGTCCAATACCTGAACATTTAGAAGATGAACATATTGATTGTATGTTATGGTCAAACAAAAGAACGTTTAAATGGTTAATGTCTAGGTTGCACTCTGCTGAATCTACAGGTGGTAGGCAGACATTCGAGATGGTGTACTTTAATCAAGCATACGTAGAAGGTACGCAAATATTTACTATGAATGTAATTGACCAATGTATGCGACCAGACTTAGTACTAGGACAAGTATATAAAAACTTATACTTAGTAGCTGGACTTGACCCTGCATCATCAGGATATCAAGCATCAGTACTATGGGGTATAGACCAATACCGTGGTGAGTTATATCTAGTTGACCTAGAAAACAGAAGAGGTGGAGGTATTAGAGCTGCCTTAGACCAAATGGCTGAATGGGCGCATCAATACGATTGTAGACATTGGATAGTAGAAGAAAATGGTTTCCAAACAGCTATACGTCAAGATGCTGCAATAAAAGAATTTACACTACGTAGTGGTATAACAGTGCAGGGACACTTGACTGGTAAAAACAAACACGACCCACTATATGGTGTAGGTGCCATGGCAGATTTGTTTGAAGATAAGAGAATACATCTACCTACTGGTGATGGGGAAAGTAGTGCAAAAGTACAGAAATTTAGACAACAACTGTTATACTTTGATGGAAAACCTGTTTCCAAAAGAAACAAAGAGAAAACTGATATAGTTATGGCTAGTTGGTTTCCGATGAAAGTTTTTAGGCGTATGCAAAAAGAACATACTGCTGACATAGGATTAGACTATAATCCTAGTTATGGAGATTACAAGATGACCGATACAAATGAGGCACCATGGGCATAGAAAACCTAGATACAAAAACATATCAAGAAATAGTTAGAAATGCTTCTGAACTTACATCAGGTAAATTAGTACAAGAACGTCAAGTACAGAAAGCTAGAATAAAAGCAATCCTTAATGGTGGTGCTGATGGTATTAAAGCTTTACTAGGTAACACAATGGAAACCTCTGATGCTGATTTATTACCAGCTCCTAACATGTTGCAGTCTGGTATTGACCGACTTGCACAAAAGATTTCAGGTATACCTCAAGTACGAGTAGATGTACCTAATAATAATGATTCTGATAGAAGTAAAATACGTGCAGAAAAATTAGAACGTATTGTTTCTAACTATGATGAAAAGCAAGGGTTACTTTCACAGTTGCAACAAGCATCTAGGTGGTTACCTGGTTATGGTTATTGTGCTTGGGTAATAACAACAAAGAGAGATGTTAATGGTTATTTTTATCCATCAGCAGAACTTAGAGACCCTTACGATACGTTCCCAGGAAACTTTGGACCTGACCAACAACCAAGAGAAATGGCTGTTATTAGACGTGTGCCTAGATATAAACTTGCACAAATCTATCCTGAGTTTGCTAAAGAAATACTTAAACAAGATGATGACGATACAGATTCACAAGTAGATACTGCTACACCGTTTATGTCTTACGAAAATAACAGAGAACAAGGTTGGGAAGATAACACATACTCTGGTGTAAGAATTATTGAATATTATGACATGGGTGGTACTTATGTAGTATTCCCAGAACGTAATATGATTCTTGACTTTATACCAAACGTATTATCTACACCACCGTTTGTCTTTATGAAGAAAGTTTCTTTTGACCAACTTAAAGGTCAATACGACCACGTAATAGGTTTGATGGCAATGATGGCGAAGATTAACATTATGTCAGCAATTGCTATGGAAGATAGCGTATTTACAGAAACCAACATATCAGGAGAGATAGAATCTGGACAATACAGAAAAGGTAGATTTGCAGTAAACTATCTAGCTCCAGGTACGCAGGTTTCTAAACCAATGAACAACATTCCGTATCAGTTGTTTCAACAAATAGATAGATTAGAACGACAGTTACGTATGGTTGGTGGATACCCAGTTACTGATGATTCACAGTCACCTAACTCTTTTGTTACTGGTGCTGGTTTATCAGAGTTGAACTCCACTATGTCATTAATGATTAGTGAGTATAGAGATATAATAAAAACAGCAGTAACACAAATGGATGCTAAGAGATTAGAAATGGATGTAGTTCTTTCTTACTCACAAGGTATATCTAAAAAACCTATGGCTGGTTATTTTAACGGTTCTGCATTTTCTGAAAATTATGCACCATTAGCTGATATAGGTGGAGATTATAGAACAAGACGTATCTATGGGGTTATGGCTGGATTTGATGAACCACAAAAAATTGTTACTGGTTTGCAATTATTACAAGCTGGTGTTATAGACGTAGAAACTTTACAAGATAATATTGATGGTCTTGAGAATATAGCAAAAGTACAAGAACGTATAAGAAAAAATAAAGCAGAAGGTGTATTGTTTGACAGTATATTAGCTAGGTCTGCACAGGGAGATGCTCAAGCAACTATGGCTGCTATAGCTATTTATGAGTATCCTTCTAGCATTACAGAAATAATGAAGCAGTTCTACACACCACAGGAACCACAGATGTCTCCTGAAGAAGAAGCTATGATACAACAACAAATGATGCAACAGCAGATGGGTGGACAAAATGTACCAACAATGGCTCAAGCATTTGGAATGTAAAGTGCAAGAATATTTTGATACAGAGTTTTGGGATTTAGTGTATGAAACATACGGTGTACAAGATGAATTAGATATTTTATCTGAATCAGTTACACAAATAATACAACCAATAGAAGGAATAATAATTTTAATTACAAAGGATTTTACTAATGGCAAAGAATCGTAGAGGCGGATATAGACAACCAAGTAAACCAGCTGCTGTAGCTACACCACAGGGTGGGCAAAGAACAGATGGCGGTCCTGGTAGTTCTAAACAACCTTTGAGAAGATTACCTGATGCTGATTATGGAGCAAACAAAGCTTTTGTTGAACAACAACAAGCCGCTCCCCTACCAGTTCAACAGGGTATTCCTACTGCACCTAACGTATTTGCACCTACTGAAAGACCTGGAGAACCTGCTACACAAGGATTGCCGATAGGGGATGGGGCAGGACCACAACAGCAAATAGCTGATAACACTGATGCAATATTACAAGCTTTGTATCAAATAAATCCTACGCCAACATTATTAGAAATTATCAATAATAGGAACATTTAACAGTGTTACTAGGAGATAGAAATGAGTATTATGATGTACTCAATGCTAGAAGACAACTAGAGTTACAAGCTTTACAGTATGGTTCTGTATTTAAAGAAAACCCAGAACAATTACTTAATAACTTAGAAAAATATCCTTCTGAATTAGACACAGGTACTGCATTAGGTTTAGGTTTATTAGGAATACCACCTGAGTATCAAGCTGTTGCTGAGATAGCTCAAGAAAGTAAAACAAGTAAAATTTACAACGAAGCTAAATTATGGAAACAATTACAACAAGAATTTCAATATGACCATGTAGAAGACAATATGAAGATGTCTTTTGGTGATTTATTAACAGGCGGCTTTATGCCAGGTGGAGCTAAACCAGGTGATGTGCAATACGGTGTGTGGGCATTTGCTGCTTTAGATGCTTTTTTTCAAACAGTAGGACCTTCAGGTAAATGGTCTGTACTAGCAAGTGCTACAAACGCTGTATTACCAGGTCAACCTATGAAAGTAGGTAGGTCACAAGCATACCTTAGAGATTTACGTGAATACGATAAACTATTAGAAAAAGGTTATACCTCACAAAAAGCACAAGATATGTTGCAAATAGACCTTAGTGGTACTCAAGTACAAGGTTTAGGACAAGAACTCGGTACTCTCGATGAATTAAAACAACAAATAGATATGGTACAGGAAGCACACAAGATGGGTGGTGAACCTGTTCTTGCTGCAATGTTTAGAGCCGTAGCTAATGGAGAACCATTAAACTTTGATAGAGCTACTAAAATTACATTAGATTCTGTTAAAGCAGAAAAAACACCTTACTATGTAAAACTTACTAATGAATACGGTATGTCTCCTGATGAAGCTAGAAACTTTATTTACAAAAACATAGGTACTCCTTTAGCAGGACAGTATGATGCACAAACAGGTGAGAGTAGATATGCTTTTAATGAAAATGGAGAAATAAATTACACATCTTCTTACAATCCAAACAAAGTAAATTTTTATGCTGGTAGAGCTAGACAAAGATTTTTCTGGGCAGGACAATCAGAACAAGATTATTACAGACCTGAATGGGCAGATAGAGATTTATTACTTGAATACTCACCAGGTAGAGTTACTGCAGCAGAAGTGTTTGCACCAGGTTCTAAATCATTTGATATACTATCAGGCTTAACTGATGCTAGTTATCAGCTTTTACCAGAAATAGTTGCTGGTAAAGGAGTTAAAGGTGTTAGAAACCTACAAAAAGGTTTACGTAGAGTAAATCCTGTTATGGAAGCAATAGAGCAAGGTACTCTTGTTAAAGGTAAAGGTAGTCTTAAAAAAGTTAAATTAGATTCTAAAAGTTTAGCTGAC